AGATATGAGCTTGACTTTATTGACAAGCTACCTAATCCTGAACCTTGGTTAAAACAGCATGCAATAACTCAATTAACTAATATACAAAAATGAAAAAACTAATCCTATTCTTATTAACGGCCTTAGCCGTTTTCGGAGTATCAGCACAATCAGCTTCTACATCACCTGGAACAGGGCACTGGGTGGTAATTGATTCTGGTTATCAAGTAGCAACCACTACTGTCGGACAGACTGTTGCCCCTTTACACTTCTATAATACTTCTACATCTGAAAAGATTACAGGTATGCAGTACAGAGTATTTTATGATAACACTGCATTTACAGCAGCTGTTCCTTCATTAAAGATCTCTACTACTGACCAATATCTTCAGTATGTAGATAGTAACACTCAAGGATTTTTGACTGTTACTTTGGTTTACACAGGAACCAGTTCTACATTCAACTATTCAAATGGTGCTACTTTTGATCTTACCTTCACTCATGCTGGTAGTGCAACATGGAACACTTTGGATTCTATTAAGACTTTAAAAGTTGCTGGTGTTAAATCATTTGCTAACAAAGCAGCTACTAACTGGGGTAATGATACTACATTGGTAGTTTATTCTTACGGTGGTCGTTTCAATCAAAAAGTATTAAGATTTGCTGCTAAGTTTAAAAACGTTACCGGTTCAGATGCTAAGAACTTATGGGTATCTTTAGAAAAGAAAGCACCTTCAGGATCTTGGACTCAAGTAGAAGCTAAAGCAACTAACTCTACAGGCGTTGTTGTATTTAGAAAATTCTTAGATACTACTTACTGGGATGTTAGAATGGTGGTTAAAGGAGATACAATGACTCCTGGATCTGTTATTTCAACTGCAGACGCTCAAAAGATTAACCAATCGATCCTAGCCCAATACACTCCTTCAGGATTTGATTACTATACAATGGATGTAAACGGAACTGACGGTTCAATCAGCATTGCAGACGTTTATTCAGTATATGGAAGATTAGCAGGTAGATTCTCTAGCTGGCCTAACTCTAAAAAGGATGTAATGTTCTTCACAGTTGCTGAATATAACGCTATTAATGGTTCAGCTACTAACTTAACTTCTACTTACTCAACAATCAACAACTTTGATTATAGTATTGATGGTCGTGATTCAATCACTTACTATGTAGCAGTTAAAGGAGACGCTAACGCAACTGGTTTTAAAATGGCTCGTTTAACGCCTATTAAAATTGTTAACCCAACTAATGCTAAGAACTACATCATTGACAACACTGTTCAATATGATGACGTTATAGAAACTATAGAGGTTAATATACCTAAAGTTAAAGTTGATGAAGGTAACTTAGTTAACGTTCCTGTTAAAATGCTTACTAATGGAAAACAATTAGGTGCTTTACAATTAGAGTTAAAGTATGATACTGCTTTATTAGAGTTCAAGAAAATAGACTTGTCTGAAAAAATGATGAATTGGACTTCTTATACTAATCCTTCTAATGGAGTAGTTGCTTTTGGAGCGGCTGATTTAACTAATAAAAATTTAGTTAATGATGGAGAACAAGTATTTGTAATACAATTTATTGCTAAAAAACCTCAAACAGAATGGGGAACTGCAGCTTTGTGGACTGGTCCTAAGTTTGTTGGTGGTAATGATTCTCGTGATATGAATATCACTCCTGCTATGGGAGTGATTGAGGTCCGTAGAATTAATAAAGCAGTTAAATTAACTGACTTAGAAAAAATCATTATATTCCCTAATCCAACTGAAGGAGAAATAGTAGTTCAATTTAAGGTTGAACAAGAATCTCAAACAGAAGTTTCTGTTACTGATATGGTTGGTAGAAAAATGATTGAAATTTTAAATACTAAGGTTCCTGAGGGTGAATATAGATACAATGTTAATTTAACTCATTTAAATAATGGATTGTATTTAATGTCAATCAAAACAGATACACAAATCTCAACCTCTAAAATAATTATAAATAAATAATATGTCAGAAGAAAAAGAAGAAAGCGTAATGTCAGCTACCAAAAAAGCAATTATTGGTGCTATCACTACTGCTGTTACAGCCGGCGGTGCCTGGTTTGCAACCCACTTAGGCGGTGGAGATGAGCCTAAAGAAGAAGTTAAAACTGAACAAGCAGCTCCTGCTTCTGCTGCTCCTGTAGTAATTAATGTTCAACAAAACCAAGAAAATAAGCAACAAGTTAAACAAGGTGGTGGTACTAACACAATCATTAAAGAACGTGTAGTTGAAAAACCAGTTGCTGCTCCTGCTACTAAACCAGAACCTAAAGAAGAAGATCCATGGTAAAAAAAATAATTTGTAACTTTGTTCAAAAAGTAACTTTTGGAAAAGTTTGTTTAGGATGGTGTAAGATAAAATAATATGAAAAAATGGTTTAATAAGTTTATGACTCTAGTAGCTATAACTCTTTCAGGTTGTGGTTCTATGAAAACCACTACTGAAAAAGATGTTATTGAAACTAAGGATATTTCAACTGTTTCTAACTATACTGATTCTATTAAGAAAACAGTTCAGGTAGTAAATGTTGATATGACTAAAGTTTTAGCTTTATATCCTGATTTACAAGAAAAAAATGTTGGACTTGGATTCGCAGAATCTGTATTAGACTACTTAGATGAAACAAATCGTTTTATATTTACTGAAGAGAAGAGTGAAATCAAGGAAAGGATGGTAACTCAGTTTAAAGCATCTAAAAAAGGTGTTTTTGAAGAACCAATTGATGGTAAGGGTAAGATTAAAGCAGCCCAATACTTTGTATATGTGACTGTAGCTGATTTTGCTGTAGATGAAGATGAAACTGTAATGAAAGGCAAATCAACTGTAGTTGTAACTACCTTTATTCGTTTACAAGTAAGATTTGTAGACGCTAAAACAGGTCAAATATATATCGGTTCAGGTGAAGGTGAGTCACAAAAAGTAGGTGAATCATTCCTTAAAAATCTTGATATGAAGTTTTCTCAAAGTACTGTAGGTAAAGCAACAAGAAAGTCTTTAGAGACTGCTACAACTAAAGTAATTGAAAACCTAATCAAGAATGGTATCTTTAAAAACTAAAATATTATTAATTTTAATGATAATTGGATTGCCCCTATGTGGGCAATCCTTTATCTATAGTTATATAGATCCGTGTACTAAACAGAGTAAATTCATTAACGCCGATATGAGTGCTCCTATAGTTATCTCGTATTATGGACAGATTAAAACGTTTACATACGGAGAATTAAGTGACGGTACATTTGATAATTGGATAAATAGTATTTATATTAAATACCAATCAACATCACCTTGTCAAGGCGTTCTTACTACTACTACAACCACAACTTCAACCAACCAAGTTTCAAATATAATTGGAAATGTTACTAATATTTTAAGTATAGACTTATCATCAGTAGCAGGAGGATTATCAGGAGGTGTAGGAAATAATGTAGGAGGAACAACATCAACAGGTTCAGGAAGTATAACAACAAATAAAAAGAAAGATGATAACAATTCTAACAATAATTCTAATAATAGTAGTTCCAATTCTAGTGATGGATCGAATCCAAGTACAGGAACAGGCCAAGAAGGAGGAAATCCACCAGAAAATCAAGGCGGGTCTAATGGATCAGGAGGAGGAACAGTAGGCAATGGAAGCAATAGTTCCAATAATAGCAATGGTTCTTCTGGGAATTCTTCTGGTAGTGGGAGTGGGAGTAACAATAGTGGAGAGACTCCCAAAGAAGAAAAACCAACAGACCAACAAGTAGAAGATACTAAGACTGAACAACAAAAAACTCAGTCATCAGGTACTGCTAAAGCAGCAGGTAAAGCTAAAGCTGAAACCCAAAAACCAGCAATCTTAGTTACTGGAGATATTGTAGGAGTACAAACTAGAGCTGATGGTTCTCAAGATGCTAGAGGTACTATGTCTTTTACTCGTGTAAAAGGTGATGGTACAGCCTCAATAGGTTTTTCGGCTGATTATATGGTTAATGCTAAAATTGGTAATTTATCAGCAATACGTTCTTGGATTGGAACTAATAAAAATGGCCATAAACATATTAATGTTGCTTCAGCTGGATTAGGAATATTACCTAAATCTACTACAGCAAATGCTTTATTGATACGAGTTAACTCAATTAAATCATTTACTGCTCTATACGGTGTGTCTGGTACTTATGGACAGTTATTTGGTGAAGAGTTAATATCAACTATAGCTATTGGTGGTTTTATGTATAAAGGAAAAATTGGTAAAGCAGTAGATGCTACAATTATTATGGCCGGAATTTATTCTCCTTATTCTAAATTTTATACAGAATCAATTTTTGATGCAAAACCAATTATTATACCTTTTTTAAATTTAAATTATAAATTAACTAAAACATTTGGAATTGGGTTAACAGGAGGTGGTACTTATATAGCTGGTCAAGATATTCTTAATTTTCAAATATTAATGGGAGCAAAATTAAAAATATGAGGTGGTTAATTATATTAATGTTTTTATTTAGTACAAATCTTTATAGTCAATCACCTTTATGTGCTAGTAGACCTACAACGTTTTGTTGTGAGTATGTTTCTAGTGTGACTATTAATGGTAGAACATTTGCTGGAAGTACAGGTTTTACTTCTTCTTCAGGTGGAAACCCTGCTGGTTATTATGATTATGCTTATACTAAAGATACTGTTCCTAGAATTAAAGCAGGACAAAGTATATCTATTTCATACACAGGAGTTACAAATGGTAATTATATGGAATATTTTAAACTTTGGATTGATTTTAATGGTAATGGAGTATTAACAGATGCTGGTGAGTTAGTTCATAGCTCAAATTATCAATGGACAGGAACTAAAACAGTTACTGCTTCTTTTACTGTTCCTACCTCAGTTTATAATGGAGAAGTTTACATGAGATTTGTAATGCAATACTCAGGTTCTCCTACTATTTGTGGTACTTATCCTTATGGAAATACATTTGATTTTAAAACTAGAATTGTTGGTGCTACAGATCCTTTTTCATATTCAGGTTACATTTATAACTCTGAGGGGGTAGGAATACAAAATATACCAGTTAAATTTTATTCTAAATTAAAATCAGCCTCTACTTATACTTTTGAAAGCACTATCAATACAGATGCAAATGGTAAATATGCTATCTCATCTACTAAAGACGCTACAGTTTATGATTTTCAAATTGAAATCAGTAGTTTAACTATTTCATCTCCTGCTGTTAGTGATGCTCAATCATTTAATCAAAAAGTATTAAGTCGATCTTTTAATGCTAGAGACTATTATAGAATGGATGTTAATAATGATGATAATTTAACTATTACAGATGTTTATTTAGTTTATGGTAAAATAATAGGTAGAGCATGGAGAAGTCCAGTTCCAAATTATCGGATTTTCACCCCAACTGAGTGGAATACTATTAATACTTCATCATCTAACCTTAAATCAACCTACTCAGGAACTCAAACTATTACTGTATCTGGAGTGTCTAATAAAGGTAGTTCTAATTATTATTTATTTCGTACAGGTTATAGAAATTAACATATTTATAAAAGATGTTAAATTTATTAACTCCTATATTATTACTTTTATCACCTATTGACACTACTAAAATAAGTGTTAATGTAATTAATGTCCAACATGTCCAAACTATTGGAGGTAGAGATGTTACTTTTGGTGTTAAAGAAACTGTTGAAGAATTACTAATTGAAAAAGGATATACCCCCAATGACTCATTAGGTATGTCTGTTCAAGTAAGTATAGATAGTATTTATTCCCCTCAACAAATTGTAAATATAATGGGTTTACAATGGTTAAAAAAAGATTATATTGTTGAAACTACAATATGTATAGGTACAGGTTGTCATAAATCAGTTGGTGTTAGAAAAACATTTATTTTCACTGCATTTTTAAATGTTGAAAATAATGAAGTTCCGTTAAACCGAAAGGCGTTCTCGAAAGCGTTACAAGAAAGTTTAACAAAAACAACAAAACAACTATAATATGAAAAATTTCTTTAAACAACTATTCGACGACAACAACTCAATTAATGAAAAAGCATTAGTAGGCTTTATTGCTTTCTTTATGCTTTGTATTGCCCTTATTGTAGACCTAGTAACCGGTTACATGGGTACTGCTTTAGTAATTAATGAATTTATTTTTGATGGATTTATGGTAATTATTTTAGGTTCATTTGGTATTGCCTCTGTAGATAAATTTTTGAATAAAAAAGATAAACACGAAGAAGATAAAGATATAGAAGGATAATGAAATCTACATTACTAGTATTATTATTATCATTAACCACAACCTTTGCTTTTGTTTGTAGTTACTTCGGAGGATTAGCTATAGATAATAGTGAGCAGTATTTAGCTATAGTGGCTGTTGCTTTTATGGATGGGTTTTTCGGTATAGTTGCTGGTACTAAGAAAGAAGGATTTAAAACTTATAAAGCAGTTAAAGTATTAAAGACCACATTTACATGGTTAGTTATACTAACAGTAATACTAATGGTTGAAATAGGATTTCCAGGCACATCCTGGCTCTCAGAGACTATTATAATGCCGTTTATAATATTTCAAATAGTTAGTGCTTTAAAAAATGCTTCAAATGCTGGTTTTATTAAACATTCTGTATTAAATAAAATTTTAGAAAAAATCGATAAACATAAAGATAATTAACTATGTTATTAAAAAAAGGTGATAAAAATGAACAGGTGAGACAACTCCAAGTAAAATTAGGAGTTGATCCTGTTGGTACATTTGGTCCTAAGACTGAAGAAGCTGTTAAAAAGTATCAAGCCACTAATGGATTAGTAGCAGATGGTATAGTAGGAGATGCAACTTGGAATAAAATCATAGGTTCAGCTCCAGCTGCACCTGCTGCTCCTA